CATCATTTTTAATAGTTGTTTTTATTATTACTCCATTGTCATTAATGTGAGTTATTTCTGAGGTCATTGAATATCCTGTAAATTTTTCTCTAAAATATTTAATTCTCTCGTTTACTGTGACGTAGGCTTTGCCCTTTATGTCAACTGTTTTCAATTGGTTCATTGTTGTAGTTTTTAATTTTGGTTAATATAATAATTAATTGTTTAATCCTCTTTGGATTGTAGTTGATAGCTAATTCTTTTAGCTCAATAGATATTTTAACAACGTCAGTTATTAAATCACTAAATCTATTTTGATGGATTTCAAGGTCATTGTCATTAAGTTTAGTTCTTTTTAGAATGCCTTTATTCCATTGGACTTGACTAATAATGCCTAGCAGTCTGTCACTTAGAAAGTTGTGTCTTTGGTTAGCTTGCCAGTAGTCCCACTCTTGTTTCTGTCTGTAGTAAAACTCATATTTATCCATTGTTGTAATTTTCCATAAGTTTTAGTATTACCTCAGAATAGGACTTATGTCCATTTTCTTTGCATTTGTTTTGGAACTTAGTTAATATTTCTAGCTTTTCAGCTGGCACATAAAAAGTTCTGGTATTGTATTTAATATTTGTCATTTTAGTTATTTTAATTTACGCTAATATATAACTATAATTATAATTATAACTATAAATTAAAAAAACTTTATTAACAAACGATTGTTAAAATAGATGTGTTATTCTAGCAATTTGTCCAAATTCACTAAATAGAAATGCTTCTATAGCTTTGTTATTTGAACTTTGATAACCTGAGGTAGCGTGCCAATTATCTGCTTCCGAAGTTGACATAAGAGACTCCACCCAGAGTCCTGGATATTGCTTACTGACTTTGTGATGTATATGCTGAGTAAACATGTATCTATATTTAGTGCTAGACCAGTCTGGACATTCGTCAGCTACTATCATTGGCAACGTGTCAGCCTTAATCTTATGACCATGACAGGAAGATATTAAGTTCTTTTTGTACTTGTAGTATTTACGCATTTGCAAACTAACATCAAAAGTCACATCTTTATTATGTCTAAACCATGCAGCTAATAACTCAGCAACCATCCAGCCGACTGTGTTGTCATGATTGCCAGGAGTAAACATTACATGGACCGTAGAGACTTGTAATAAAATTTCTATTATTTCAACCATCAACCTTTTAGCTATTAGAAAATGGTCACTTAATAAACCGTCACTATCTTGTCTAGTCCCTCCAGTTGTAGTCATGTTAAAATTGTCTACATGCAATAAATCTCCTGAGAGTAATAGAATAGTCTTATCTATGTTAAACCCTTGAGACTTTGCTAAACATCCTCTAACGCCTTCTAAAGCCCTACTAACTGCTATTTGATTATTATACTCCTCACCACTTACAAAAGACCTACAGAGTTTTCCTATATGCAAATCACTAGGACACATAAACAATAAATGTCCGTCTGTGTATTTCTTATAATTTAGTTTAGGGTATTTAGGGGAATATTGTTTAGCCTCTTCAATGACTTCTTTGGCTAGTTTCTTAAAGTCTTTTTCTGTTGCTTTAGGTTGTTTAAAATATAAGCTAGCGTTGTCATTCTTAATCCATCCACTATGCAAAGTCTTAGGGTCTAAACCCTCTTTGTCACATTCGTCAATAGCTCGTCTGTAGTTGTTTATTATTTCTGCTTCGTCTTGGTTAAGTCTATAACGTGGATTGCCACCGTCTTTCCACCTTTTGTTGTGTGATTTCAATTTTAAGTAGTATTGGTTTTTGTAAATATAATAAAAAAATTATACTTTACTTTTTTGAGGATGTACCGTAGTAAAATGCAAATATGTTTCCTATAACTACACCTTCAACCATACCCATTAAATGTACAAACAATTCATTGTGCAAAACATTTGGAATATATACAACAGAATAAACTATAAAAACAAAACATAACAAACCAACAACACCAGTTAAATTCATCATCCAGTCATTACCACCAGCCTTAGCTAGTTCTACTTCTCTTTTTCTAGCTGAGTCTCTGTCTGCTACTTCTAGTTTATATAGTTCTATAACTCTATTATGTAACTCTGCTTTTTCTTCTGGTGTTAAGTCAGGATCTTTAGAAATAATGTTTTTTAATATTCCCATTGTGCCACTAGAGGGAAGAACATCTCCAATAAGTTCTAAGACTTTAGGTGCTTTTTCTTTTAATAATAATCCTATTTTAGTGTCTTTAAGTTTCTTCACTTATAAACTTTTATACTCAGCAGTAGCGTCGAAAGATGGACAGGCTTTATTTGCAAACTCATTATGTGAATAAATAGTAGACTCTGGAAACATTGCTTTTAATGTTTTAAGGACACTTAACAGACTTTCTTTTTGTTCTGGTGTTCTAGTGTCTTTAGGTGTTTTACCGTCTGCCTCAACTCCTCCGCAATAACAAATCCCAATTGAACTACGATTATTTCCTGAACAATGAGCACCAATTTTTTGTATATCTCTTCCTTTTTTAATAGTGCCATCTAAAGATACATAAAAATGATAGCCAATATCTGACCAGCCACGTCCTTCAACATGCCATTTCTTAATAGTTTCAACTGGTATGTCTTGACCCTCTCTTGTAGCAGAACAATGAACTATAATTTTATCAATCTTTCTCATCCCCTTTTATTTTTCTATTTACTTTTTTTTTTGCACTATTTATCAAGCGTGCTTCCATCTTGACAACTTTAACCCTTAGTTGAATATTTTCTTCAATAAGTAATTCAATCTTTGTTTCAAGCTGTGTAATTTTGTTTGTAAGAACTTCAATTTGTTTAGTATATAAACTTTCCTCTCTTTCATCTTTTTTAGCACCTATATCAATTTTCTGCTTTATTATTCCCCAAACTTCTTTTACTCCAAATGCTGAAATAATACCAGCTAACGCCAATAATAAATTGTGGTCATCCATCTTCGCTACTTTTAAATTGTTCATTATTCTGGGTCTGGTGTACTCCAGTCACTCGTTGCCATTAATGCTAATGCCTCTGTTTGGTTCATAACACTTCCTACAATAGGCAAACTACCATCTGTTACAAAGCTAGGAGTTACTCTATAGCTTAACAACCCTTGATTGTTTGCTAAATTTCTACGCATTGACTGTGCACTTTGCTGGTCAACTTGTGAGAATAAAACTAAATTGCTATCTGACAATTCAATTACTATATAACTTTTATTATTCATTTTTTTTATTTTAATATTTTAACTTTACGACGGTACATCTGTTACTCTGTCTAATACATCCATATTTTCTGAGAGGCCATTTGCTGTACTGTACGGAGCATCTCCTTTAATATCTATTGAACTTGTTCCTAAACCACTTGCAGAATATCCAACTCCATTTGTAATAGCATCTTCTGTCATACTACCAGCACTTACAGCATTGTTAGTTCCTATTTCATCTAAACAAGTCCAGTTAGTATTAAAAGAACTATTAGAACCTAACTGCCACCAACTTACTGGTGCAGTTCCTGAGAAAGTGTTTAAGTTAGATGGTACGCCTTGATTATAAATCTCTGTAATTTCTGTTGTACTTAAGTTAGTATTCCAAATAGCAGCGTTTGACATTTCACCATCAAAAAAACCAGCACTATCACCTCTTGCTCCTATTTGTAAATTGTTAGAGGCATTGTATTGAGAGCTAGTAGAAGTTGATGGATTTTTTACTCTATCCCCATCAAAATAAATTTCTAAAGAAGTTGACGGAGTAAAAACTCCAACAACGTGATGCCAGTTAGTGTCTGGAGTGTGTGAGGAGTAACTTGTAGAAGTAAGAGAATTTGCTGTTGGTGCTATATAAAAAATAATAGTGCCATTGCTGTTCATTCCAAGACAAAAACCTCTATTACCGCCACCACCTAATTTTCCAACGCCTCCAATACTTGCGCTACCTCCTTGCCCTTTAAACCAATAGCTAACAGTCATAGCTCCAGTGATTTGTAAGCTACTATCATTGCCACAATTTAACACATCATTACTCCCGTCAAAATCTAAAGCATAAGGACTATAGCCCTCACTACCATTTAAACTATTATTTGGCACAAGATAATTAGCTCCGTTATCTACTGATTGGTCACCTAATTGATAGTAAGCTATTGGCTTTGGTGATAACGACATTGGATTTGTAACAGCTGTTCCACCACCATAAAGAGTAGAAACTTGAGTTGCTGAAAGTCCATAATCAAAAATACTTACTTGGTCTATACTTCCATTAAAATGTTGAGTTGGACCAGTTGGACTAGAAGTTGAACCACCAGCAGGAGCAGAGCCAATAGTTACATTGTCACTAACAAAATCTGTATTGTATTGTATAGGCGTTGTTTGGTTAGTATTTACTACAGGACTTCCTCCATTTAAGTACATTTTTGCTCCATTAACAGAATCGTAAGTAACCGAAATATGATTCCATTCGCCTACGTTATAAGTATCTATTGTATAAAAAGAAGTGCCTAAATTTGGGCTTCTTTGTAAATACCTAACTTTTCCATTACTAAATAATTGGATAGTCCAAGACATATAACCAGAATTAAAATATCTATTTCCAATAAGTGCAGCATTTTCAGCAATAACTGGTTTAAACCAAATTGATATAGTTAAATAATCAACATTTAAAAAATCATTTGTATTGTCTAAAGTAATATTATCATTACTCCCATCAAATTGCATAGAATAGTTAGAAACTAAACTTTGATTTTTATTGTTTGGTATTCTCCAAGCGTCATTAAAATATTCTGTTGCCATAGTTTACATTCTATACCACGCTACTGGTGGTGTTGATAAAGTGTTTAAATCTGCTGTTTTACCTGTTTCTGTTGCGTCGTAAATGCTTAATGCGTCTGCTTCTGTTAATGAATAGTTAAAAATTGCTAACTCATCTATGTTACCTCTATAAAATTTATTTTGTGCAGAAACCCCAATAGTATTATTCATATTAGTTAAATTAACAGAAGTTGGAATAGTACCACCAACAATTGTTGGAGCAAGAAATACACCATCAATATAAAGTTTTACCCTATCTGCACTTGTGCCTTGAGTTCCATCATAAGAAATTATGTAGTTTATCCACCTTACACCACCAGTGTAAACATTTACTGTGTATCTGTGATATTTTGTATTTGTAAAAAAAACATCAAAAACATTAAAACTACCTTGATAAAAATGAAAAGGGCTGTTACTTGTTGAACTTGTATGGTCTCCAAAAGCAAACATTCCCTCATTGCTTGGCAAAGGACTTATTGTTGTTTTAAACCAACCTGAAACACTAAAATTTGTGACCGAAGAACCTAAAGCATCACCAACCCCAGTTCCAGCATCTATATAATCATTTGTTCCATCAAACTCCATAGAATTAAGGTTGTCTATTTGAGCTAAAGGAGCTGGTCCTGGTGGAGTTGTAGACCGTCCTGTACCTCCTGACATTGGCATATAAAATAAACCTTTTTTCTTACTTGGATTGTATAATGTAGCCATATCTTATTCTATTGGTAAATCACAATTATTATAACTAAAAGGAAGTCTAAATCCTATATTCATTCCCCATCCTGTCAATTCGTCTTCAAATCTTTCTGTAAAACTAGTCAAAGTTCCAGACCTAACCAAGTTAACTTTTAACCAATCTACATTGTTGCTAGTAGCAGTCTTTTGTTCAAAGTATGAAACACAATCTAAAAGCACTTGACACATGTCAGACTTTACATCATTCTCATTAGACTCGTCTTTGTTTACTAAGTCCATAGCCATAACATTAAAATTCCAAGTAAAAGTTCCATCACCTAAATTAGCTGGCTGGTCAGCTACCCAAAATAGTGGATAGTTAAAGTCTGCTAGTTGGTTATGCTCTACTATTTCCCATAAGTCACCATTGCCAAAGTTCTCTATTTGCTTATGGTTAGTAGCAAAAGTCTTAAACTCTTTTAATATTTGATTATAGGTTAATATCATTTTTCACTATTTCTATATTCGTCTCTCCAGCAATCACTTCTACTGCTACCGCCTAAATAAAAACTAGTTTGATAAGCTGTTTTTCTTGGGTGTAAATCGTCACTAGTTTCCTTATACTTAGGGAATAGATTATCGTTATCACATAAGTAGTTTATTAACCTAGCTTCTCTTTCTTCTGCTTTGTTCTTCCATTCGTCTCTAAGATATTGCAAGTCTTGATAGCTTATAGGGTTACTGTTCTCACTGTTCTTAGTTGAAACAGATTTGTTTCTATATTTAAATAACATTGAAGTACTGCATTCATACATAGTCCATTGAGCCATAGCTGGAGCAATATATACGTCCAACAAATTAACTTCGTCACTGTTTAAAGTTCCAGCAGTTATTTTAGTTTTTAAATCTTCATAGAATGGAGTCCCTAATATTGGATGGATTCTTAACTCCTGACAGTCTTTTATACTAGGTAGAATTAATTTTACTGAAACATTCTCGTCAATGAGAGTAGTATTCTTTACGTATTGTTCGGATATAAATAAAACTGCCATAACTTATTTTTTTAATCTTACTACTTGTTGCTCCCAGATGTGTCTACAATAAGGAGTTGTTTTATTTGTTCTATAATTATGATACCAGCCACCACGTTTAGTAAATATGTCTATTCCAGACTGTCCAAAATCATTAGTTAACAATTCTAATTGTTGTAGAGTATATTTTCTAGTAGTTGCTAATAACATCATTCTATTGCAAAAAGGTCTACTATTAGTTTTTAAAGGTGGTGCGTCTGGTCTTTCTACATATTTGTAAACTATAAAAATCTCATCTTCTGGAGTTTGTACACTAGCCTCAGCGTCTGGAGTTGGTTTAAAATCCTTATCTAAAGCACCAGCTTCAAAAAGGTTAGAAATAGACTGATTAATTAAAGACTGTTCTACTTTTAAAGCATTTGCAAGCTCTGTAACAGGCATTAAAGGGTTTTTTAATAGTAACGCTAGGACACTCTTTTCAAGCTGTGTTAAAACGCTTGTAATTGCAAAAGACTCTTTCTTTATTTTTTCTTCATATTCTTTAGCGTCTGCTATACAAGTAATAGGATTTTGAAAGGTGTTTATTACCTCTAATTCATTAGAGTTATATCCTGTAGTTTCTAATTGATTAAAAATAATGTCATCTTCTTGACTGCTTAACTCTACTTTTTGCTCAGGCTGTAAAGCTGGAAGTCCAATTTTTTCTCTTATTTCATCTTGAGTCATTACACCTAGAACAGCAGTCTCACTAAAGTACCTTTGGACTGGTTCTATTTTCTGTATTCTTACAGGTTCACCATTAACACCATTATAGTTAAGTATAGAATTAATTAATTCATTAAATACCTTTTGTTCTGGGTCAATTTGTAGATTTTGATATAGTTGACTAGCCACTACTATTTCATCTGCGTTGTTTCCTAATCCACTTCCTCCATCTTGTTTTATGCCGAAAAGTTGTGGACTTGTTATTCCATGAGCTGTGAATATTTCTTCTCTTATTTGGTTGTTTAGATTTATAAACCTTTCGTCTTGTCCATTAACTGGAATTGGCATAATTTCAGGATGGTCACTAGCTTGGTCTGTAAATGATAACAAAGGCTTTCCAGCATTGTCAGCACCAGTAGCATAGCCCTTAAATCTTCTTTCAATCTCAGCCATCTCCTCATCATTTGGTTGACCATTTTTGAAAGAGATTATATAACCAGCAGATAGATTGTTCTTAATATTACTTAATGTGAAATTAGCTATCTCAGCATCTGACTCTAAATAAGGTATAGCAGAAACATAGTCAGGAAGTGGATAAGCACCTAAGTCTGGTCTATATTCTTTGTAATAGATAACATAGTCAACGTCAGGTTTAGCATCTTCATTGTGAGGGAACGACTGTAAAACTTTAAAGTCATCGTTATTTTTTGGGTTTCTTGCGGACCAATCGTCTGTATAATAATACAAGTCATTGTCAACACCTGCTCTAACATCGGCAAAATCTATATGGTTAATAGCTGCTATCTTATTGTTTTTAGACATTCTAACCTGTAGACAAAAACCACCGTAAACCTTTTTATCCTTAGCTAGTTTTCCTATTAAATCGTCTAGGTTTTCATCTTCATTAGGGTGTTTAATAAATCCATTAACATAAGCTTTCTCTGTGAATGTTAATTTTTCATCTATGACAAAACCTTGACCAGTTATAAACTTAACTTTACTATTAATAATTTGGTTATGTTTACTAGACTCATTATAGAGTTTAGTTAAATAGTCTGGGTAAGTGTTTTTATAAGGTCTGTCTGTTCCGTATTCGTACCAGTCACCTTTCTTAGACTCTTTAAACTCAGGTAATTCATACCCTCCAAAATTTAATGGGATTAATTTTACGCTCATTGTCCTGGGTTATATACTACATTTGTAGTTGGTGAAACTGAATGCTGAGTAAATGACGGTTGATAAGTTGAATCTATTAATTTCATTTTTCCCTCTTCTACTTCGTTTAGTCCTGTTGGGTCTAGGTTTGTTGTGCTGTTTTGTTCATAAACTTTATAGTTATAAAAGCCTGGTGATCCTAAGTCTAGACTTCCACTAGTTGGGTTATTAGTACCCTCTACAAAGTTAAATTCGTTATATCTATTTTTATTAGTGCTTATGTCTGCTATGATAGTATAATATTTAGTCTTAGTCTGGTCACTCTCAAACTCAAATAAATAATCTGGGTTTGTTAGTTGACTAAGTTCAAATAAGGTTGCTACAAAATTAGTTGTAGTGTTCTTATTTATCACTATCATTTTTCTTTTTTTTCTTTGTTTCAAAAACCCAATCAACATTTAATTTCTTTAGTGTTGGGATGTTTTCTTCATTCACTAAAATACTAAAATGTTTTAAGTGAACTGTTTTTCCTACGTATTCTTTTTTTAACATAATTCAAATTTACTAAAAAAAGGGGACAGTTTAACCCACCCCCCTTTCATACAACAAAGAACAATTAAGCACTAATTGTTAAACCAGCCACTACAGATGACTGTACCCCATAACATGGGAACTGACTCTTGTCAGTTAATTCTATTTGGTATTGGTTAGGGTCTCCATAAGCCTGTCCAGTTTGTCCAACTAAAGACGAACCTTCACAGAAATTATCATTTCCCAAAGCCCAATAAACTCCGTTATTATCTTTTACAATGACGAACAATCTTGCAAGCATAAGCATCTTAATCTCGTTAGATTTAGCAGCACTCATTTTATTAATAGTGAAAGCTACAACATTGTCATAAAAAGAAGTCCCTCCAGCTTGGTCTACAGTTGCTGTAGATGTCAAACTCCCTGACTCTTTCTTTAACTCATATCTATAAAAATTAGTTGCTCCTGATTGCGTAATAGCAGAAATGTCTCCGCTAGCTAAAGTTGTAGCAGTAATATTGTCTCTTTCAGAGATTAATACTTCTACTATACCGCCTAAGCTATCTGAGCAATCCCTAGCTTGTCCATTACTAAGTACACATGACATAATTAATTGATTTTCAGTTAGTTAGCGTTTCAGCTAACAGTTATTAAAAAAGGGGGTAATTAAACCCCCATTAAATTTAGGCTAATAAGAATTCTACAACTTGGTCAGGAAATGCAACATTCACACCTCTTCTAAAAGCCATAGTAACTTTATAGATTCTGTCATTATCATCATACCAACTTCTAACATCGTTAGACTCTTCACCTGGTAAGTCAACACCTACATAAACATTAGACGCTCTCATTAAGTAACAGTTACCAGTTGCTAAACCTGAAAGACCAGGAGTTGCACAAACAGTAACATTAGGAAATCCAATCAACGGAAGTTCAGAACTGAATCCACCTTCTACAACATAATGGAAATAGTTTCCATCTGCTATAGCTTTTTGGTATTTTAAGAAAGTATCCATTCCTACAAACAATTTTAAATCGTCAGCATCCATGATATCTTCACTCATTAATTCAGCCATTCCAGTAAGGATTCCAATAACATTAGCAGCAGTTATTCCAGTTGCCTGAGTGATAGCCGTTGGGTTACCATCAATAGCAGTAGCAGCAGCTATAATTTTATTTAATCCATCATACTTAGATAGGTTAGCAGTTCCAGAAGTTGTGTCACCTTGCCAGTCAGCTACTTCAATAGCTTTCTGTAATTTAGCAACTTTTTCAGAAAAGTATAATTCCTCGAAAGGAATTTCTTCTTTTTCACCAGTTAAACCAGCTTTTAACATAACTGCTGTATATTTAGCAGCTAGGTCAGTCATACATAAATCCTCATGTATTGCAACAGCACCAGGAGTAATAGTTCTTTGTGACAAAGTAGTTGAACCACTTGCACTTCTAGAACATCCGTCAGCTTGAAAAACAACATCACTAGATAGTATGTTTATTGTAGTAGGACCTTTTACGCCATCTTGTAAGTTAGCGTATTCTGAAAGTCTACCACCAGCTACAGACTTAATGATTAAGTCCATTGCATTTTGTTCGGTATATGCGGCCAAAGCCGAAACATCAAAACTCATAATTTAATTTTTATTTTATTATTTTTTTACTTTTTAAGATACTTATAATATCTTTTTTATTTTGTTTTTTTAAAGCCTTAAAGCTAGATGGTCTTTTGACTACCTCTTCTTTTGTTGGCTCATCTAACATTTTCTCTGTTAAGTTTAGCAACATAGAAAAAGACTCTTTAAGATTATTTATTTCTTGTTTTAGTTCGTTGTTTTCTTCTGAAATAGTAGCTTCCATCCCGAAAACTTTTTCAGTCACAACAGACTCTATAATCTTTTTTGCTTCTCTTTCTTGAGCTTCACTTAAAGGACTAGACATCTCTTCCTCTTCTACAGATTCTGCTTCTACTTCTGGCTCAGCCTCTTCCTCAACTTCCTCAACTTCAACAATAACACCACCCTCAGTAGAGATAACTCTACCGTCAGATAATTCATGTTTACCGTCAGGAGCTGGCAAAAGTTCACCATCCATGTCAACAACTACAGCAGCACCTACAACCACCTCAGGCTCAACTTGAGCAACAGTACCGTCAGCCAGTACAACATCCTCAAATTTTTCCTTTACAGTTTCAGTAGTTTCTTCCACGTTGTTTTCAGTAGTTTCAGCAAATTCTTTAGAATCGTTTTCAATGTCAACACCCTCAGTTTTAAAAATGCTTTTAATCTCATTGAATAACTCTTTTAATTCACTCATAATATATATTATTTATACTATTATATATATAACAAATTATTTATAGTTTAACAATTACAAATGTTTTTCTTTATATTTCTTAACTACAGAAATAATTTTACTAATTAAAGTAGTAGGATATTTAGTTGCCTTAGCTTCTCCAAAAATTCCTTCTACAGAGAATCCTTTAAATGTTCCGTCTTTGACCATTTGCCAAACTTCGTCATTCTCTACTCTCATTGATCCCCACCAAGAACCATCTGGAGCATTCTCAAAACCGTCAGGAGCTTTTATTCCTCTTTTACTATCTATGATTAAAGACTCAATTACATAGACCCCATTATCTTTGTAGTCTATATCATGCATTAAATTAATATTAGAATTATAGTTATTCTTAAAGAATTTATTGACTATCTTTTCTATAGTAGGTTTTCTAAATACTACATAGTATTTTTCATTCTGGTCATTTAGTCTAATGATAGGTAAATCTGCTTTCATAAAATAACCACTAACTATTCTTTTATCTTCGTCTTGAATCTTAAAAGCTGTTTTATATTTGTCTTTGGTTTTCATTTTATTGATTGCCCAATTAACACCAGAAGTTCCTCCCCAAGCATCCCACATTAAACCACCACAGCCCTCACTATAAGGCACGTCTTTATGTTGTTGATGTCTATTGAAACTAGCCATTCTACCAATAGTTTCCCAACTAATATTTTCTTTATTAGCTAACTGTCTAGCTCTAGTCCAACCTACTTGAGTGCCACAATCCGAACCGTTTTCCTCTTTATATTCTATAGCCTTCTTTGCGTTGTTTGACGCTGAATCTGGATAGTCGTTAAACGTTTCTTCAAACTCATGTTTTTGAAACGATTGCCAATTACTGAGTATGGCTGGGCTGTCAACGAGTGCGATATAATCCACTCCAGACTCATCCTCTTCGTCAATTATTAATTCTAGTAAATCTGTTTTATCTTCCATTGTTTTTTATTTTAAAATGTTGCCTGTCCTTGTATTACAGCGACAGAGTTTTGTGTTGATGTTATATCTGTTTCAGTTACAAATACTTGAGTTTGTTGTTGAGGTACTAGTGTGCTAGTGTTAGCTGGTTGTAGAGTTGGGGGTGTTCCTCCACCACCTCCACCAAAAGAGGGGGTTTGTTGTCCACCTCCTCCAGGACTACTAGTCTGAAATTGTTGTTTAGATATTGCAGCCACGTTAGCCAATCCATTAACTATAGCAATTCCAGCAGCAATAAACGGTTGAGCTGGGAATAAGACTGTTGCTGGGTTTAATGCAGCAGCAGAAAAAATAGCGTTAGCACCTTGATAAGTTGACATAATAGCCTGAGCTATTTGTAGTTTCTTATTTATCTCAAATGCTTTTCTTTGACTCTTTTCATTGTCTTTAGCAAAGGCAGAAGTTAAGTTTATTAAGGCACCTACTCCGTCAATAGCTAAACCTATTTTAGCATCTTCTACAGCTTGCTGTCTTTCTAAATCTTCTTTAGCAAATTTCTTTTTAATTTCATTTATTTCGTGTTCTCTAGCTTGTTCTAGAACTGTTACATCTTCACCATATAATTTAGCCTGTTCTATTAGATTAAAATATTTGTCAGCGACTGCGTTTTCCTCTTGTTGTTGTTGAGTTAATAAACTTTCAAAATATAGATTTTCTAAATCTTCTTTAGCTTGTAAAAAGTTCATGTAGTCCTCAACAGCTTTATTGTCTCTAGCTGCTTGGTCTGCTATCTCTTTAGCATTTTTCTTATCTCTTTTAGCTTTAGCATCTGCATTTACTTTGTCTATTTTATCCTGTTTTGTTTTAGCTGTTTTAGTGTCCATGTCAATGACTCTTAACTGAAAACCAGCTAAGGCATTTTCTTGTTTCATTAACTGCTCCTCTAGTTTCTTTAAATCTTCTTTTCCTTGTTCCTCTGTTTCTTCTGGGTCAAAAACTAAAGTGCTAGCTTTTTCAATTAATTTGTTAGCTTTTTCAGTTAAACCAAAGTCAACGTCTATAGGTTCAAAACCAAATATTTTTTTTCCAACTGCACTTTGTGTAATTGAGTTAATTAATTTTGCTACTCCCTCACCTAAAAAATCAATAGTTTTTACTAACAATAATGGACTTGCAGACAATAGTTTTAAAGTAAACTGTAAAATTTTCTGGTTTCTTTTACTTCCATCAACCTTCTCTTTGTTAACTATTTTTTGTGCTAATAATTCATTTTTAATTGATTGAACAACTTTTTTCTGTCCTTCAATTTTCATCATTAAAATCTCACGTTCTGTCTTACCTTGTAGTTTTAAGATGTTTTCTTGGTTGTTTAAAGTCTCTAGGTTTTTCTTATTTAGTTCTGTTATTGCTTTTGTACTTGCTTGAAGTTCTTTGCTAGCGTCATTAACTCCATTTACAGCATTCTTAATTTTATCAAAGTTTGCTATTAACTCACCAACTAACACAACTAAAGCACCAATTCCAGTAGCTATAATTGCACCTCTTAAAAACTTAAATGATTTAGATGTCGTGTCTACAGACTTAGTGAATAAGCCCATAACAGCTGAGGCTACTATAGTTGTAGCATTGTTTAACTTTTGAAACGCTGTAGAGTTTTTAATAACATTATTAAATAACTTCATAGCAGACTGAGTTCCTTCAATAGCACCTTTAAAAGCCATAGAGATTCCAATAGCTTTTTCTATGTTTCTTACAGTGTCCTCAATAGCACCACCTCCACCACCTAGTAGAATAAAAGCAGCTGAAACGTCACCAACTGCACCAGCAACAGAACCAAGTTCAGAAGCCACTTGCTCATTATCTAAAGCCTCCATAGATAGTTCAGTGTTTTTAATTTGTTTATTAACACCGACTAACTCTTGTTTTAAATCCTTAAAAGCCTTAGTCCCTAAAGGAACTTTTCTTAATTCCTCGTTTAATCTTTCCGCTTCCTCCTCTAATTGTCCTAGTGAGGTAGTTGCTCCCTTTGCATTTATATCTATTTCTAAAGCTACTTTTTCTGCCATTTTATATTATGTTAAATTGTTGACCATCCCACATCATTGTAACACTGTCATTGTTACTAGTTAAAGTATGAGTACTACTTCCATCTATTAAGGCTGGAATTGCAGTTGCATCAATAGTGACCTGATTAGTGGAATGTAATTTTTTAAAAGTCCATGTTTTACCCGTATGAGGTAGGCCGTTACTAGTTTCATAAGTAGTACCAAACCTAGCTATTACAGTTCCCCCTTGAGTGTCTACTAAATATGTTCTAATATTTTCACTAGCTACAAAATCAGCGTCTCTAGTTTCAAAACTTCCTGAACCCTGTATTTCATCATTCACATAAATTAAGTTAGACTCTCTTATAGTTTGATTATTAGTGTTTATTAATTGAACATTTTCAACTCCAGATTCTATTGTGTTTCCGCTTCCCTGTATTATTACATTTTTAGAACCTGAATAAACATTATTATTTGAGCCTGTTATAGTTGCACCTTGAACAGTTCCACTTATATAGTTATTAGTTCCCATTGCGCTTACTCCCTGATTTCCTGTGCTATTACCATTTGTCAAAGTTCCTGTTCCTTGAGCAAATGTTGGAACTCTTTGACCTCCTAAAGTTTGAGTCCCTCCATGTGAGGTCTGAGTATTAGGACTAAAAACAGTAGCAGACTTTATTTTAAGAAATTCACATTTAGTAATAGGGTTACTAGGATTATAATTTTCTATTTTGTTTAATCTAAAATATTGACCCTCAAAATAATATTGATTTCTAAAACTTAAATTAGCTACGTCACTAGGGGTTAAATAAAAATAAGCATTAACTATTTTAGAGTTAGTGTCTGTAATTTCTTCAATAAACTTTTTATAATATTTATTATATAGATTATTATTACTAAAAGTTATAACATTATTAAACACATTAGAATAGTAAATTTCATTACTTAAATTAAACCCAATATCTACAGTGGGAGTGTAAGGGTCATCATACATGCCAGCATAAGGGTATTGAGTTTTAAAAGTAGTTCCACTAGCGTCAATATGAAGCCACTGTTGGTCTGTATTTTTTAAGCCTCCCCATTGTAAAACTCTAATATTAGCCTCGGTCCTTTGAACTCCGTCTTTGTCGTCATATTTTATAATTGTAGGAATTACTCTGTCATACCATGATTGACCAACATTTGGAGTAGGTGAAAATATAACTTCTGTTTTATATTCTGATTTTAAAAAATCATTATTTATAGTAAAGTCAGCCTGTGCGTAGTTCTCACCCCAAGTATTAAAATATAAGTCATTATAATAGTCATTGTCTTTTTTATAAGTAAATAAATACTCTTTACTATTTAAAGCACCCATAGGCAAAAACTCAACATCTTTGCTTTTATCAATTTTACTACTCCAATCAATTACATCATTATTATAAAAATCGTCTCTAGGTTCTATAATTAAATCTTTTTCATTGTCTGGGTTGGGTTGAATATATAAATTAAACATATTAACTAGAGATTTTATAAAGTCTCTTTGTTTAACTTTTGCGGGAATTGCTGAGGTCATGTCTATAGTACTTCCCTCAACATAAGTAGAGTTTACAACCTCATTATTGAAGTAACCACTTAAAACATTTAAACCAAAACTACTAGCGTCATAAAGGTTATTAGCTGAGTCTTTCCAAAATACATTTGATTGATTATAATTAAAGTTTATATTATTAAATATTTTTAAATCATTTCCTCTACATTCATACTCTATTACAACTTTAACTTGTTCACCTGAATATAAATAAACATTATTAGCACTAACATAAAATTTATTTGGGGTTGATGTGTTGTTTATATTGTCTATAATCACATAAGCTGGTGAACTGACAGAGCCTACATAATATTCAGTTGAGGAAGTAGTAGGACTGCTAGAAGTTGTTATAGTTGCACTTGGATTGACTGGTGTATTGCTTCCCTGTATTCCGAAAAACTGTTCATCAATTGTAGATATAAAAACACCACTTGAATTATATTTATTTATTTTTATTTTTCCATGTATGTCAGAGACTAGAGTGTATTGAGTCCCGCTTGTTGGCGTTGCACTTGGTGCATTGAATTCGCCTTGCACTTGGACCATACAATTTAAATTATAAAAAGCACCAGAGCCAGCAGTAAAAACACCTGTACTATTATTGTAAACCCCTCCAGCATCATAAGCCTCTGTCTGATTTACTATTGTGTCACTTTGAAAAGTTGTAATGTCATCATAGACACCATTAAAAGAACTAGAAGAACCTGTTCCAGTAGCTAAAAATTTTGGATTGTTTGAACTAAATATTAAACTGTTTATAGCTGACTCAGTTAGTTTAAAATCTTTACTAGAAAAAGGAACTATTAAAGTATTAAAAAAACTACTAGTCAAAAAAGTAGACGTATAAGTGTAACCTATTGAACTAAATATAGCATCTAAATACTTTTTAACTTTTATAGCTGGGTTAAATTCCTCAACATCCCAGGCCTCAGTAAATGCTAAACCTCCGTAATTAATATCATAGTTAATCATAGGATAACAATAGTCAGTTGTTAAAGGAAGATTCCATGTTGCTACTTGATTAGCTTTTGTGTAAGTATGATTTAAACTACTTAAGTCTAAGTCTGTTAATTCTTGGTCTTGTAATTCAGTGAAGAAATTTCCTATTCTACCAATTATAACACAACTATAACTTATTAATCCGTCCTTATTATTTACTGATTTTATTTGTAAATATCCATCTAACTGGACCTCACCATTTACTAAATAAACTACATCTGTTCTTAAATTAGGATTAAAAGTTTGTAGGTCTGTATTTACATCAAAAATATGTTCAAAGATTTTATTAATTCTTTTACTAGCTGGAAGAGTAATAGTTTTAGAAAAATCAGCTTTCCTTTGGTCAGGTTTTGCAATGTCAGCAATGTTAAAAGTTAAGTTAGGGTTTAACGAATCTAACAACTCTACATTTTCTCCATTTATATATAGTTCCTCTTTTACCATTATCCGCTACAGCTTTCACAGTTTTCGTCATCAATATTGCATGTCCTTTCTGGAACTGCTTTATTTTCTAACTCTCTTAACATCTTTTCAAATTCTGTTAATTTTTCTTCCATTAAAATCTCTGTCTAAAATTGTTAATACCAAACTCTAAATTCACCTCTAAATTAAATACTTTGTCTACACTAGAAACCTTTTCTTCCCAATTACCTTCAATGTTTTTAACTGGGATTCGTCTAATTTCTGTACTACCTGACGGTGCTGTGTAACTATCCATTAAATAAATCTCAGGACTTTCTATAAGTTCTAACAACCAATTATAAGTATTATAGTCAATCCAGTCAGAAGTTAGTTTCATCTTAGGCATTGACTTTGTATAGTATTGGACTTTTTCTCTACTAGATATAGAGTAGTCTATAGCACCTGTTAAACTTAAATCATTTGGAGTAGTTTCAAAAAACTTTCTTTCTATATCTTCTGTATGTCTTGATACTTTAGTAAAGTTAAAATAATCAAAACCACCCAGACTATTTAAGAACTCTAGTCTCCTAGTTTCAAACCTGCATTCTGTATCTATGTTAAAATAAAACTTTTCAGAAGCTATAGCTCCACCACCTTTTAAAGCTATATAGTAAGAAGTTGCGTTAGTGCTTATTATTGGTTGACTTCCTGTTGATATATAAGAACTATTAATTTTATTTATTGAAGCTGGTCCAATAGGTATTCTTAAATAATTAAATGTTGTTAATGTTGGAACGGTTAAAACTGTAGTAGATATTGCTATATTACTAGAGTTATATTCTTGTATTATAATTTCATCTATTGGGTCATTAGCATGGTCATATAAAACATATATATAACCCTCGTTAGTATATTGTAATTTTTGATTATAAGTACTATTTGAAATTAATCCATTAGGTGAGTTAGTCAAGAACTTTCTAGTTGACGAATTGTCTGTGTATTTTTCATAATAGTTATTGTATTGCCAATCATAGAAATTAACCACATCTCTTCTATATCTTGGTAAACTACCGTTAAAAGTTAGTAGGTCATAAGAAGTGCCAGTAGTAGTGTCTGGAAATGTTACAGTTTGTGGAATG